GATTACAAGCAGCACACAATATTACAGCTATATGCAGTATGAAATTATTTTGTACAAGCAAGTATCTGGCTGGAATCCACAGGTAAAAAAAGCTGGGCACCAATCATACTTAGGCACGCAAACCACAGCAGCCCAGGCGCTGGCTGCAGCGGTAGAGTATTGCAACGGTAGAGAGGCTGGCACGGTATGAAATGGGAGCGGCACGGCATGGGATTGCAGGCGATACATGCAACATTTAATCGTACATGGGTGCTGACGATTACCATAAAGCTGTCTGGGCAATGGGAGTGCAATGTATTTTGCAATCAAACCAAGCGCACCCGCTCGATGTATGCCCAGACAGTTGAGGGTGCAATAGCACTCGGGGAGCAATTCGTAAACAACAGACCAGCGATACACAGGGAGGGTATGTAATGCTACTCGAGAGCAAGCGCGAGCAACTCACGCAACGTGATGACCTGCGCTATACCGATGTTGTAATAGCTACCCTGCAATGCGAGTACGAGCCATGGCTAAAGGCTGCATTGCTGCATGTACCTGATTCTGATATTAGCTACCACGTGCAAGAGGTAGACGGCTTAAGCAGCAATGGTGCGCAACCGTTGACGCTGTCGGCAATGCGAGATTACCAGCGAATCAGCGCGCGACTGTTGGCAGCCCAGGCAGCAGCGGAAGCCGAGCGCGAGCGCAAAGCGTTTGTACCAATGCCTGATAAGCCAATACTACCAAACACGCACAAGGGGTATAAACCATTTGTGTATAAAACACACTCGTACACATTGGCACCAAAATCAGAACACGTTGAAGAAAAAACCAACAGGGTGTACAACAGACGCGTTATACCCTGGTCGACAGATCGAGAATACTACAAGCAGCGCACAGTGCCACAGATTGCCGTTGAAATGGGTGTAAGTATGGATTACACGTATACATACCTTAGGCGCAATGGATTTACATACAAGCCACAAATCAACATAAGAAACGGCAATGGTAGAAGCATCGATACCGGTAAAAGCCTCACACGTGTACCAAAATACCCTGTTGATGCTGAATGGTATTTGTCAAAAACCTGCCAGGAAGCAGCAGCCAAGTTAGGCGTATCGTATAGCACAATGCATCAAACAGCATTGCGCAAGGGATACAGATTTAAAACGGTTAGCCTGGCAGATATCAATAATGCAAATTTTCCGTACCTGCCTGAATGGTATGCCGAAAAAACTATTATTGAGATTGCGCAAATACTGGGCTATTCGCGCGACAAATGCAGGCACTATTTGAAAACTCGCGGTATACCGTTCAAGCAGCGCGAGCCATACAAGAAAGATGAGGTATAGCATGGCAGGCAGCTGGGTTAAACAAGATACATACGCTGATTTAGGGCTATTGGTAGAAAGACGCTGGGCAAAGCAATCTGAATGGCTCGAGATTGTAGCGACAGCCAACCAGCCACACAGCGTTATACTTTATGCAAAACGTACCATACAGAGCCGGTATACATTGCGTTTTGTGTGCATGATGTACGTAAATAAAAAACTCGAGCTCGAGTACAAGGGCAAGCGGCAAGCAATCGAGTTTGATACCTGGTTACAAATGTGCGTAGATTTTGCGCGAATCACACGGCAGCCATACAGCGAGCTACTCTATAACCTGCGATACCTGCGAGAGAATCAACCCAGCTGGGCAAAAGGGCTTACCATACCTGATTACAAGGAAAACGACGAATGAACACAGTAATACTATTTTGGTACCTGCAATGTTATGGCAATGAATGCCATATGCAGCCGTTTACCGTAACGCGCGAAGCAGCCGCTATTGTGGCTTGCGAATCAGGTGATGGTTTGACGTATGGCACCTACTCGCTACACGCTCGATCTGCAACCAATGACGGCGGGCTGTGGCAGTTTAATGACGGCACCTATATGATGTTGACAGGGCGCGATCATGCCGAGTTTGATACACCTGCCAACCAGTATGCAACATTTCGGCAGCTGTGGGCTAACGGCAAGGGCTGGCAGCATTGGAAGGCTAGCCAGGCATGTTGGAGCCAGTGGCTAGAGGTAGACAGCGAAGGGGTAGCAGTATGGCAATAAAAAAAACAGTTGCACCTGTTGTGCCTGCCACAAAACGCGAGCAGCTACTATTTGAGCACGGTAAATTAGATTACGAGCTGCAATTTTGGACAGCCAAGGCAACCAAATTGCAGGCTGAAATGCAAACAGCCGAGCCAAGCAGGCAAACCAAATTCTATGCCAGCTGGCTTGCAAACATCAACGTACGAATAGCCAACATACAGCACGATTTGCAGCAAGTTATTGCGCTACTTGCAACGTGATTTGCTATACTCGAGCGTAGCAGTATGAATGAGGTACAAAATGGAACCTGATAAACTTGCAGCGCCAACCGCACCAACGGCACTAACGGCACCAACACCATTACCCAAAGTGTTTAACCTAAACATACCAGGCGGTACGTATATGGCAACACCTACGTTTGTATTTATCGATAAGGCTGGGCAATGGTTTGCAACCAGTATGAGTAAAGCCAATGCACCAGCTGGACAATTCGGTATACATGTTTGGTATCGAAAAACGATGACGGCACCATGGGTAATGATTAAATTCAAAAATGATACACACGGCAATTTAACCCTGTTGGAGGGTAAATTGTATTTTATTGTCAATAACAAATCAGGCGCGGTAACGGCAGAAATTATTGAACAATACCAAGGGGCTGTATGACATACCCAGAACAAACCGTGCCAGCCGCAAACACAGGCGGCAAACGTACAAAAGCGCCTACCGTTATTGTGTTGCACCACACAGGCGGCAGCGGTAACGATGCAAACGAAATTGCCTACCTGCAAAACAATGCAGCAGGGGTAAGTATTCATTACTACGTATCGAAATCAGGCGCGCGTACACGTATGGTGCCTGATGACGTTATTGCATTTCATGTAGGCTATAGCAAAGTAGGCAGCCTCGGTGCACCAAACGCTGCCAGCCTCGGCATCGAAATCAGCAACACAGGAAGCAAAACCAAACCTGATCTATTCCCTGCCGAGCAAGTTGCAAGCGTAGCAGGCATTGTGGCAACCTGGCTAAACAAATACCCAGGCATTCAAATGGTAACAAGCCATGCAGGCATAGACACGCGCGGTAAGTACGATCCGCACAATTTTCCCTGGGCTGATTTTTGGCGTTTGGTCGGAAGCGGGGTAAACGAGTGACAGATACAATCGAGGTAAAGTTAGCACGGCTCGAAGAAAAAATCGATAACTTGCTACGCTTAAGCCGAGCCAATGAAACGGCAATTAAGGCTAATGAAATTGAAATGAGAGCCGAGGTAAAAGAGCTAGCAGGAAAGTTATCAGAGCTCGAGCAATCGATTAGCAAAATTTGGGGAGGCGTTGCAGCCATTGCAAGCCTGATCAGCGTTATTATGTGGCTAGTGAATAGGATGGTTTTACAATGACAACACAGACAAATACCAAACCCTGGTACAAATCAAAAACTATCTGGCTCAATATCATTATTGCTGTTGCAACAATGACCATGATTCTGGCAGGCAATGAGTATTGGGGCAAGTATGCCGAGCCGTTGCTAATGATTAACGCGCTGGCTAATGCAGCATTGCGAATTATTACCAGCGATCGAATCGAGTAACAAAATGAGTGATGACGAAATATTGCCGTTGATTGGAAGAGCCAAGCGCAAGCCAGGCAGACCAAAGCGCAAGCCAGAGCTACCAATGCAGCAGCCGAGGAAGCGCGGCAGACCTACCAAAATTGAGAGCATGAAACCAAGCAACAAGCAAGCAAGCCGCGCGTATGTAAGACCTGAAACGATAGTGCTGAAATACAGCGACGGGCGCGAGGCACGTACCACGAATTTAGATGTTGAAGCCTGGCTACCTGTGTTTGTAAAGCATCTCAGTTTGTGGGGCAATGTAACAGCAGCTGCCGAGTATGTAGGCATCAACAGAAAGACAGCACGCAAGGCGTACAACGAGCGCCCTGACGTTCGGGAGCTGTGGCATGATGCAATAGAGGAAGCAGCCGAGCGCCTCGAGATGAACGTATCAGAACGCGCGCGAACATCTGATCTGCTTGCTATGTTTTTACTCAAGGGGTTAAAGCCTGAAAAATACCGCGAGAAATACGAAGCGCCTGCAAACCAGGTGGCTGATGATTTTATTG